TGTATTTGTGATTGTTCAAAGAATATCAGAAAGAACAGGACAAGACAAACTTGATAATTTCCTGGCTGGAAGTGGTAATGGATCAATCAAAACTGCTTTAGAGTCAGACAGATCACTAGGTGGCCTTGTTGACACACTCAGAGTTATAAGTGCAGAAAGTGGTACATATACATCTGGTGAGCAATCTTTCTTATCATATCGCTATAACCTCACAATTTGGGGCTAAGGAGAAGCAATGGAATATACAGTAATCTCAAACACAAAAGTTTGCGGTAAGGTAAAAGATGAGAAACTTACCAAAGATGATATACTTAAGGCAGGTGGAAATGTTGAATTTCTTCTTGCAGCAGGTCATATTGTAGCCGCAAATGCAGTAAAAGCAACACCAGTAGTAAAAGAAGTACCACAAGTAACACAGCAGGAACCAAAAGTTTCTGTTTTTAACTCAGTAAATAACGAACAAGGAGACAAATAACCATGGCAAGATTAGTACTTACTAATGTTGAAGTAACAATTGGAGGCGTAGACCTCTCAAATCATATTGCATCAGTAACGCTTGGAAGCACATATGATGTAGTTGAGACAACTGCATTCGCAGGCGTATCAGGAGCAGCAGGAAATGTTCCACTAGCAGCAAAGACTCGTGTAGCAGGACTTGTTGATAACTCAGTAACACTTGAATTCCACCAGGACTTTGAGGCAGCATCAGTTGAAGCAACAATCTATCCACTATTGGGTACAGTTTCAACAATCACTGTACAGCCTGTAAACTCAGGAACTGTTGCAGCAACAAATCCTCTATACACATTTTCTGCTGTAATATCAGAGTGGACACCACTAAACGGTGCAGTTGGCGAATTGGCAACAGCATCTGTTACCTGGCCAATCACTGGTGCAATCGCAAAGACAACAGCGTAAGAAGATAACAAATGGCAAAACTAGTCTTAACTAATCCCAGATTAATATTGGATGGCTTTGATATTTCAGATCATTGCACCTCAGTAAGTTTTGGTACGGTTTATGACTTAGTTGAGGTCACACAAATGGGTGATATTGCAAAAAAGATGGTTGCAGGGCTTGAGGAAAATACCTTAAGCCTTGAACTACAACAAGATTTTGGTGTATCGCAACTTGAATCTGTAATATATCCCAACAGAGGATTACGAGTTAACTGTACAGTCAGGCCAGTAAATGCTGCTGTCAGTGCTACAAATCCTCAATATAGTTTCCAAGTGCTTATCTCAGAGTGGAGTCCACTTTCAGCAAGCGTAGGAACTCTAGCAACAACAACAGTTACATGGCCAATTTATGGCGAAATAACAAAAACAACAACACCTTAGAAAAGGGGCAAAAATAAATGGACGGACTACATATAAAGGTAAAAACTAGCGACGGGTTTGAGGGAACACTTTCTCTACGACCACGATCAATAGTAGCGTTTGAGCAGAAATTTGGCAAAGGATTTGCTAAATTGCTTAGCGAAGATCAAAAACTAGAACACATCTACTTCCTTGCATGGAGTGCATTGAAGGATAGTGGAAAAGTTGTAAAACCTTGGGGCGATGGCTTTCTTGACACTTTAGACAGTGTTGAGTTGGTAGTAGACCCAAATTTAGAATCCACAGAGACAGCCTAACATATTCGTTAGCAATGATTTCTGTGGAGACTGGCTTATCTCCAATTGACTTACTAGACGCTCCTGATGGAGTTCTTGAAGCAATTGTTATTTATCTCAAACAAAAAAATAAGGATGCAGGTGGTTGATGAGTAAGAATGCAATGGCGTTAACTGGGGTCAAAGAAACGCTAAAAGCATTAGAGGCATTTGACAAAGCCGCAGTGAAAGAGTTTAATAAGGTAATTAACCAAGAACTCAACTCTGCTAAAAAAGACGCACAAGGCGAAGTCAGTGCAACTCCTCCATTAAGTGGATGGAAAACTCAACCACCTGCTAATCCTCGTACTCGTGGTGGTGCTGGATGGCCTGCTTGGGATCAAAGTGTAATTAAGGCAGGAATAACAGTGTCAAAGGCTGAGGGTAGAGCAAGAAAAGATTACACAACTAATGCTGGTGCATTAAAGAATAGATCAGCAGCAGGTGTAATATATGAATTAGCAGGTAGAGTAAACAGAACTGGTAGTTTTATTAAGAACCTGGATAAAGAAACTTTTAAGCCTTCACGCTTAATTTGGAAAGTTGTGGATAAGCGTAGAGACCAAATTGAGAAAAATGTGTTTGACGCATTTGAAAAAGTTAAAGATAAATTACAAAGGAATTTGAATAGGAGTGTAAACTAACATGGCAACAGCAGCAGTAATTGCACGAATTCTTACTCAATATTCTGATAAGGGAACTAAGGCTGCACAAAAAGATATTGCAAGACTAGAAAAGAAGATTAGTGCTTTTGGCAAAAAGGCTGTGAAATCTTTTGCTATTGCAGGTGCTGCAACTGCTGCCTATGCAGTAAAACTTGGAGTAGATGCAGTAAAGGCTGCTGCACAAGATGAAAAGCAACAAACTGCACTAGCCACTGCTTTACGCAATACTACAGGTGCTACAGATGAAGCGATTGCTGCAAACTCTAAATATTTAGATGCTCTTGAACTACAGGTTGCTATTGATAATGAAAAACTAATTCCTGCTCTTCAGCAGTTAGTTACAGCAACTGGAGATCTTGACCAAGCACAAGCATTGCTATCTTTGTCAACAGATGTTGCAGCAGCAAGTGGCAAGGATTTGAGCGTTGTTTCTGCAGCACTTTCAAAAGCCGTAAACGGGAACTTTGGTGCCCTCACAAAATTAGGATTACCTCTTGATGCTAATGCAGTAAAGACAAAAAACCTTGGAAAACTATTAGTTCAATTAAGTGATATAAGTGCTGGTCAAGCACAGGCAGCAGCAAATACTTTTTCAGGGAAACTAGAAACATTAAGATTAAAATTTGGGCAGATTGTTGAAACCCTAGGTTATGCACTTATGCCTGCAGTAATGTTGTTTGCAACATACATTGAAACAGAAGTTGTACCAATGCTTGAACTTTGGATTTATAAAAATTCAAATGAACTAAATGAGGCTCTTCAAGGAACTGTAGGAAATATTAAAGAAGTTGTAACTGCATTCCAGGATATCTATAAGGTACTTCAAGGTGTTAATGCTATTCTTCCGCTTGGCCTTGGAACATGGATAAAATTAGCAGTAGCAATTTCAGGATTTAGCACTGCAGCAAGCATAGCAATGATTGCAGCAAAGAAGTTTAAAGACCTGAAGATGATGGCTGGCCTCACAAGAGGAAGTACAACAGCATTTTCTGCTTTAAGAGCAGAACTAGGATTCTTCCGTGGTGCTCAAGCCAAGGTAATTGAAGGATTTCAAAGAGTTGGTGCCTGGGCACAAAGATCAAAGGGTTTTATTGCTCTTGTAACAAGAGGCTTTATGGCCTTGAACAAGGCTATCTTTATGACTCCATGGGGCCGTCTTGCATTACTAGTAGTTGGATTAGGTTATGCACTTAAAAAACTTGCAGAACAATTTAACTGGTTTGGCATGGGAAACAACAAAGTCAAACTAAGTGATGCAGCAGCAAAAGCAGAACTGTCAATGAGCAAGGCTGCACGAGAAACTGAGTCTATGGATGATGCTTTAAATAAGTACATAGCAACTCAGTCTAAAAAAATAACAAAGACTAAAGAACAAATTGCAAATGACAAGGCATTGGCTGCTATCACAGCAAAGAATGCTGCTGCAACAAAGAAGCAAGATGCTATTGATGCAAAAAATGCTGCTCTTAAAAAGAGCATTGAAAGCAAATATAAGGTCAAGATAACAGATGCTGATGAATATGAAAATATTCAATTAACAGCAGTGCAAAAGTTACAGGCTAAACAAAAAGATGCTGATGAATCATTAAAAGAAAGAATTAAGTTAAGAAAAGAAGAACTTGCTCTATTTAATGCATTAAGCCAAAATGCTCAGAGATACACAGATCTTCTTGCTGCTCTTGCAGATGAGAAGTTGTCTGATAATGAAATTTCCCTTCTTGCTAAAAAATGGGGACTAACAGTAGATGCAGCCAAATCATATATCTACACAATCTTTGCTATCAAGGATGAGAAAATATCAGAAGAGGAAGTTGATAAACTTGCACAGGCTTGGGGCGTCACCAAGGCTCAAGCAGGACAATACCTTGATTTCTTTGCTGCTCTAAATGATGGAAAACTATCTGACACAGAGATAGCCAACCTCATGACTAAGTGGGGATTGACTAAAGAAGAAGCAAATAAATATGCTGACTTTGTTTCTAAATTAGGTGATGGTCAATTAAGCCAAAAAGATCTTGATACTCTTAAGTCAAATTGGGGCTTGACAAATGAGCAGGTTGTTGAATACATAAAGAAAATTGGAATAAAGGCTGATGCATCTGGAACTATTCTTAGTGCTGGAGATATTGCAGCGATTGGTTGGACAAATGCTCTTAATGCATTAAATGCCTACCTTGCAGCACTTAAGGTAAGCAGTGGTGGAGTACCAACAATAACTCCTCCAGTAGTTGTGCCTGTTGTGCCAAAGGTAGATGGCTCAGGCCTTGGTGGATCTAAGACAGACTCAGCAGCATC